CATCCGTAGTCATTCCAGTATAGTTGATAAGGATTACCTAAGTAAGATATATTACCTTTAGTTGATTTCTGATGATAGTGTCCACTGAACACACGTTTGAACTTACTGAAGAAGGTTTTGTCCATACCACTTTCCATGACATGACCAGGATGTGCTTCAAAACCATTCAGTTCTAGATGACCCATGCATACAGGTGCTTTAGATCTTTGAACTGCTTCAAATACTTCAGACTTGTTATCATCACAAATCCAAGGTAACAATAGTATATCAACTCCATCATAACTCTTTGTTGTCGGTTTGTCAATGATATCAAAATCATAGTTTCTCAATATCTCATGAGGTGCATTTATTCTTAGAGTATTCTTATAGTATATGTCATGATTACCAATCAACATAGTATGACTACATCCTAGTTTTTCTAACTCATCAAACCACATCTCCTTTGCTGAGTCCAATGACATAAAATTAATATATCTTCTTCTATCAAAAGTATCACCTAGACTTATAACTTCCTTTATACCTGATGCTTTCATAAAGGGTATCACCACTCTACCATAAAATTTGGCATAGTGATTGATGAAGTGTTGATTATCATTACGCACACCGAAGTGCTGATCCGTGATAAGTAGGATCTTCATGGGCGACGAGTTTTTATTTGTATGTTATTCTTAATAGCATTATAGTCGGTATTACCTGATCCGTCAACTGTAAAGATATCTGAGTAACCATACTTATCAATGATCTTATCTTTTATATCCATCTGTCTTTTCTCTTTTGCTATTCTACGAAGAAAGGCATAGTATACTATCTGGGTAAAATAAGCAAAAGGGTTCTTAGATTTTTCGGGGTTGAAATTCTTTATATACTGTACACAGTTTTCATACCCATCAGCAATCATATCATCCTTATACATGTAGTTGATAAAGTTAGGTCGGAATGATAAGTGTGTAGCAATCTTTAGAAAACATTCTCCAAGGTATTCATCTATTCGCGGTTCAGTAGTACCTGATGCCTCTGCTTCCTTAACTTTATTTTTATACACTATAATAGATTCAAGAAACTTCTTGTTATCAACATAATGCGGTTTTCTTTTCTTCGGAGCTGCAGGTTTTTTCTTACCTTTGGTAGGGTCTTTTGAAAGGACTTTGCCCTCAGGATCAGGTTTTTTTGTAGGCATCTAGTTATACGTTCCAATATTTTATTATAGCACCACTTGACAAGTATGTCAATAAGGTGTACAATAACACTGTAAGGGTTTAAGGGTTATTTTTAGCTTTATATATCTTTTCAAAGAGTGATCTATAGTCGTCAATATTTCCAACGTATCCACCTATAGAGTCTGGTTCAATATGAAAGTTACTTTTCTTAGGTGATTTGTGTATGTCGGTGCCATTTTCTGATAGTACAAATGCATCATATAACATTTTTATGTGCTTACTCATAGTAGAGACGCAAACAATATCCTTTTCTCTTATCACATAAAAATCTTCATCGGAGAGCTGCTGCCATTTTATAAATCCCATACCTCTCGCGATCTTAGTTTCACTTATAGGATTAGTAATAATCTCAACCATTAAAGGATCTTGTAGGAATACAATAGACTCTTGATGATCTTTAGTTAAGACTGCTTTTGCAAGCACCTCCTCTCCATTGACCAACTTAAAGATCCCAAAAAATTCTTCTTCGTGTTTAATAAAGTTAAGCATCCTTTTTGAGTTTTAGATCTATAATTTCATAATCAAACTTCTCTTCATTGTATACCTTTACTCGTTCCATCAGATGATTTAACGTGTAGTTATTCCCCCTGTCTGTTGAGATATCATCAGCAATATCATATAGAGTTGCTTTTGATTTATTGTCTCCTTTCCGCAATACTCGTCCAATAGACTGTAAATTACGAATCCTAGATTTAGAAGGACTAGCAAAGATAACATTGTGTAGATTACGAATGTTTATACCTGTACTGAATGTACCGTATGATGCAACAATAATAGCATTGTCCGAAGTTTCAGTTAGATGTCTTATATCTTCCCGATCATCAGTATCAACACCACCGTGTACAAGATATACAGGTTGGTCTGTATCACTATTTATGAGATTAAATAAAGGAATCCCATGTCGATCTACATAGTTAAAGAGTATCAAGGTGTTACCTTTGCAATCTTTTGCTAAGTTTTTGATAAACTTGTTCCTACCACTGTGTTCTACAAGATAGTCAATCTCATCTTGATAACCTTCAAATAGTTTTTCTTCATGTTTTAATAAGATAACTTTTACTTTTAACTTAGCGACATGACCTTGTTGCATCAGTTTACTAGTCCTAGTTACTTGTGAACATCTACCGAATAAACCCTCTAGTACCAGTTGATTTACATTGGCACCATCTAGTGTACCAGTAAATCCTACACGATATTTACAATCATGTAACTTACTCATGAGTGTACTCAAAGATTTTGCTTTAAACTGGTGTGCTTCGTCACCTATCACACAGTCAAATCTATCAAACCATTTCTTTGGTTCTTTGTATATTGACTGCCAAGTGGTAATCACTACTTTATGGTTCGTATATTTCTCTTGTCCTGCATAGATTCTATGGCAATAAGAGGATGCTTTCCAACCATATGACTCAAAGTCTTTATACATTTGTTCTACCAGAGAGGTAGTAGGAACAACTATCAAAACATTTCTAGTCAAATTAGTATAGTATCTCACTAATGCATAGATCATCAAGGATTTCCCGCTTGCAGTTGGCGATAATAGGAGTCGTCTGTTGTATCTCAGGCATTCGTATATTGCTTGATATTGGTAATCGCGTACCTTTACAGGAAGATGCAATGCTTTCACAAACCCTGCAACACCTTCGGGAGTAATGAGCTCATTAAAATCATCAGGTGATCCATAGAACTCACTTTCTTCTATTTCATATTCATACTTATTTTTCTTTGCCCAGTCAGTAAGATAGTCTACAAGACCACAATATAACTCACCTGTAGCAGGAGAGAACAAACGTATCTTACCATCCCAACCTCTATATCTTTTTGTCTTCTGCATAAACTTTGCAGACTCAACTTCAAATGTAAAAAAATCCGCCAACTCATACTTGACGTGATCTGCTGCTTCTACTTTTAAATATACCTCATTCTTCTTTGCAATCTTGAGGTCCATCATTTGACTTAAGTCACTATATTATATAGTGTATCACTAGGATCCTTCTTTCCACTTAGTCCAATCTATTGCGTTTTTGATCTGAAAGTTTCTGACACTAATCTGTTTGATGACACTCTCTAAAAAGAATATTACCTGATCTAAGTAATCTATTTTATATTTGATCTTTCTGATATCCTCATCTGCCTCTATAAACATATTGATCTCTTCTTTAGTTGTCAGTTTGAGATCAAATGGCATGTCTTTATATATCGTGGCAGGTGCTTTGCCTTTATAATATAACCATTTCTCTTTGAGTAATCTTCTATAGTCACCATCTTTCTCCTTCTTCATTAAAGAAAAAGTATTATAATATTCCATGTACTTCTGATGTAATCTAGGAATCTTTAGAGACTCCTCACAGTAAAGATCATCATCTATTATGCAGTCCTCTTTCCAGAGGTTCTGCAGTGTTTCAAGATTCATACTCCTTGGTCTTTGTTACTTGCAAACCATTCTTTCATGCTTGTCTGATAACCTGTCTCTCTACTTTTCTTCGGGGTTATCCCCTTCATCTTGTTGTAGTCGTTGTGCATCGCTTGAAGTAACCATGCCTGTGCTAGTTGAGTCGGTCCTTCTTTCAACAATTGGATTTGTGATTTCGAGAGACCAGCCTTCATCTCCAAATACTCCTGTCTCCACGATGTGTGGGGTGCTTTGTCTGTCATTTTCCTCCCAAGTAGATTTAATACTTTCAATGTCTTTGTCAACATCTGCCATGGTCTTTATTATTTTACCATCAATCCACATTTTATGCAACCATTCGATAAAACCTGTAATCAAATGATTTAGTGGAAAGGGTTGTTTCTTTGCCCACCTACTAGATTTAGTATACCAGTTGTCTTTACCACCCCAGTGATGTTCAAACTTATATTCAAACTTCATCTTCTTCTCCTTCTTTTTCTTTTAAATAATCTAAAAAAGGGTCTAACCATGAATAAATCTATTACTTCATAGAGGAATACTAATCCTAAGAATGCAATCACACCTATTAAAATAATATATTCTAAGATCTTCATCGTCTTGTCTGAGTGTTAACGTTTCTTATCTCATAAAGTAAATACTGAAACGTAACGCTTGCTGTCAAGAAGTCATTATCGGTTGTTGTCACATTAAAATCTAGTGTGCTTAGTTGTGTTGGGAACATATCTTTGAACACAACATCAAAGTTTGCAATATTATTATTGTTCAATACTTGTAAAGTACCATCAGAAACTTTAGCATCTTGAGTTATGATATCACTATTTTGATTTATCCAAGTTTGTCTTTCTCCAACATTATCTGGTGTACCTAGAGCTCTCATCCAGTTATGTATTTCCATATAGTTTCGTAAGTCTTCATCAACAATGAAATCTATATTCAAAGTTGAATATGTAATATTACCTTCTAATGGAACTTTTACAAATCCTCGTGTAGGTATTCCAATATCTCCCAAACTTAGTTCGGGTATAGATGCTCTTTGACACAAGAAAGATGTCTTCTTTGCTTTATCTAATAGGAAAACAAATCCTATTGGAGACAAGAAGTTCTTATTTGTTAGTTGGTCTTGATACCAGTTAGACATTTTATGCGTTTATATTTTCTAACCATGATGTAGAAATGTATTTCTCACCTGATAGAGGAGGATTACCTCTGTGTACATGAGTAAACCCTGCAGGCCATATCATAAACTGACCGCGTTTAGGTTTATATCTCAAAGATTGATACAAAAACTCAGTTTCACCACCATCATCAACATCATTAAGGAACATCATTGTCGCTAGTATACGACGATTACATCCTAAAGAACCATCCTCTGAATGCCAAGCATGATATCCTTGTTGTGGTAGAGTCTTTTGTACATTTAGATATACTTGTTGATATCTGTAATGTAAAAGATGTTCAAAGTTATCAATATATTCTTCAAGACATGTACCAGTAACTTGATTATATTCTCTCATCCACTGATAACCGCAGTTGTGATCCAACATAAAGTCTTCAGTAGCAAGACATGTATCTTTACGAGCGTGTGCTTTACGTTCTCTACCAAATAAACCTTTACGTTTAAAAGTAGCACCTGCCTTGTTCTGGTATTCCCAATAATCTATCAAAGGTTGAGTGTTATATTCGGTATCAAATATACCGATGAACCCATCATATCTAATGTCAGTAATCATAATTTAGTTTCATACAATGCTATTTAGTCACGTTGTCTCCAGTCATCTGATCGCTTATCATTGTGGAACCACCCTGCTATATCATCTGCTCCGTAGAAACCCCTTTTATGTTTCCTTGGATCGGAGTTTCCTATATCCAAGTACTTAAGAAAAGAATCATCATCACCCCCTCGTAATCTTCTTGCTGATGATAACATTCCTCTTGCTGACGTATTTGCTTT